GGTCCTCTAGGTGTTCGAGGTCGTAATTCTCATAATGCTTTAATCAAGGAAAAGCTTGGTTGGGAACCAGAATACTCTCTGCGCGAAGGTATTACACTAACATATAATTGGATAAAAGAGCAGGTAGAAAATGACAAAACCAATTCTTAGACTTGGATTCACAGATACTTTTGAATCGATCATCATCTTCTTTACCGATATCTTATCTGAGGACTATGAGATTGTTCGTGATGATGTTAGTCCCGACTATCTAATATTCTGCGATAGAAACTTTGGCAATAACAATGTTAATTTTAATGATAAGAAGTGTATAAAAATCTTCTATACAGGAGAGAATGAAAGACCGAATAATTATCATTGCAACTATGCCATTTCATTTGATCATGTAGATAACGAACAGCAATATAGACTTCCACTTTATGTTCTATACGATCATCTCAATCAAAAGAGAGGTGATATTACGAATACCAAAATTCTGGACAGACAACCTAGAGATTTAATTAAGAAGTTCAAGGACAAGTTCTGTTCCTTTGTGGTAAAGAATGGCGCATGTGAGAAGAGAAACTACTTCTTTCAAAGACTAAATGAATATAAAAAGGTTGACAGTGCCGGGCCTTTGTTTAATAATGTAGGGTACATCTTAGAGCGTGGTGAGAATTCAGGAAAGGCAAAGATGGAATTCTTGAACAACTATAAGTTCAATCTTTGCTTTGAAAATTCCAGTTATGCTGGTTATGCTACTGAGAAGCTTTATGAAGCCTATATGTTTGGCACGGTGCCTATATACTGGGGTAGTACAACGATTGACTGTGATTTTAATCCAAAAGCCTTTCTAAACTGGCATGACTATCAAGAGGATGAGGCTTTCTTCAAAGCAATTGTTGAAGTAGATCAAAGCCCAGAACTGTATGAACAGATGTACATGGAAAATCTATTTCACAGTTGGAAAGAACCATATAACAAGTACCTAGATATGGATCGTTTTCGTGGATGGTTTAAGAAGCATGTATATAAAGGCGTGATTAATGGCTGATAATCTTATAATAACACCCGTCGGTATTCCGTTGATCTTCGATGATCGATATAATAGAGAGAATCATTGGAGATATACTGACAAGGCAGAACGCAAGTATGAAACTCTTGCAGTAGTCTACAACGATTATGTACCGGAACCAAATACATATGATCATATTCTACATATGAAAGGTCATAAATGGCAGATCATTCGTCAACTGCCTAAGATGTTCGACTTCTCAAAGTATAAGTATATCGGCTGTATAGACGATGATCTCGTAACTACAATCGAAGACTTTAACACAGGATTCGAATTAGGAAGCACATATAGTCTTCCTTTTTGGCAACTTTCAGTAGTCGAGGGAACTTCCTATCAGTGCTGTGCATATGATAGTGAATGTGATTTCTCCGAAACAAATTTCATAGAGATGGGCACTCCTGTTTTTAGAAACGATATGTTTTTTAAAATTCTGGAGTTCTTCAATGAACTTGACATTGAAGTTGGTTGGGGAGTAGATAAAATGTTCTGTGAAGTTTTACAAACTCCAGGATATGTTATTCATTCTGCGAACATGTATCATCCACCAAATAATGTAAAACCCTCATACTATGATCAAAAAGAAGCTATGAGAGAAATGAACCATATGATTAGTGAAGTATACCCTAAAATTATGCGTGATAAATACAAGCGAGATGATTGGCAATTTGTAGATTCTCAGGTGACGTTTAGAAAATTTAAGATAGAGAGGTAGTTATGAGCAAGAGAGTTTTAATCACAGGTGGCGCAGGTTTCATTGGCCATCATATCATAGATTTATTCTTACAAAAGACAGACTGGGAAATCGTCTCTCTTGATCGTTTGGATTACTCAGGTAATCTCAATCGTCTTGATGATGTTGTTAAGCGTTATCCACCTGAAGTACGCAAGAGAGTGAAGATTGTTTGGCATGATCTACGCGCTGAGGTTGCTGATATTAATCGCAATCTGATTGGCGATGTTAATGTCATTCTTCATCTAGCAGCAGCCTCTCATGTTGATCGCTCTATCTCTCATCCTATGGAATTCGTAATGGACAATACGATTGGTACTGTTCACTTGTTGAACTATGCCAGAACACTAAAGAATCTTGAGCGTCTGATTTATTTCAGCACTGATGAAATCTTTGGTATCGCACCAAACGGCGTTGCTTACAAGGAACGTGATAGATACAACTCTACCAATCCTTATTCAGCATCTAAGGCAGCAGCCGAAGAATTCTGTGTAGCTTATGAAAACACATACAAGCTTCCTATTTTCATTACTCATACTATGAATGTCTTTGGTGAGCGTCAGCATCCAGAGAAGTTTATACCTATGTGTATTCGTAAGATCCGTGACGGCGAGAAGATTTTCATTCACTCAGATCATACAAAGACTGTTCCTGGTTCACGCTTCTATGTTCATGGTAAGGACGTTGCAGATGCAATGTATTTCTTATTACATCTAAATGAAGATCAGCTTAAGAAGATTTATGAGCCTGATTTTGGTGGTGCTAAGTGTCCTAAATTCAACGTTGTTGGTAAGGAAGAGATTGATAATCTTTCTCTAGTCAAGCACATTGCTAATGCAGTAGGCAAAGAACCTGTCTATGAACTGGTAGATTTCCATTCATCAAGACCTGGACATGATCTTCGCTATGCATTGTCTGGTGATTACATGAGAGAGCTTGGTTGGGAACCAAAGTTCACACTTGAAAATCGTATCAAGGAAGTAGTTGACTGGTCTCTTGATAATAAGGAATGGATTGAACTGTAATGATGTTTGGTGAGAAGAATGATGTTGAATTGAAAGAGTGTTTAGCTTGTGGTTCTAGTGACCTTAAGTTAACACTCGATCTTGGTTTTCAACCTCTAGCTAATAGCTATCGTAAAGACAAATCTGAATGGCTAGAGATGTTTCCGCTGGCCATTAATCTTTGCAAGAACTGCTTTCATGTACAGCTAACACACGCTGTTAATCCAGACCTAATGTTCAAGGACTATCTGTATGTATCTGGTACATCCAAAACCATGAACGATCACTTTGAATGGTTCGCTCGATACTCGAAAGAGTATTTCGAGTCACTATCAAAAGAGTTCCTTGATACTGTATTAGATATTGGCTGCAATGATGGTTCACAGCTTAACTATTTCATTTCAGATATTATTGAAACATATGGTGTTGATCCGGCTGAGAACCTAGCAGCAACTTCACGCGCGAAGGGCCACGATATCTATGTTGGATATTTTGATGAATCGTTTGTGAAGGTTTCTGGTATGTATGATATCATCATTGCTCAAAATGTGTTTGCTCACAACTATGATCCTTTAACATTCTTAAATAATGCTAAGAATGTGATGGCGCGTGACTCTTTACTATTCATACAAACTTCTCAGGCCGACATGATTCGCAATAATGAGTTTGATACAATCTATCACGAACACATCTCATTTTACAATATCAACTCAATGAATGAACTGTGTAAGAGATCAGGACTTAATTTGATTGATGTTGTCAAGTGCCCTCTTCATGGCAATAGCTATATCTTTATTATTTCCAGATACGCTTCACGCCCAGCTAATATTGAAAATCTAATCGATATGGAACGCAAGGCTGGTATTTTAAGTGAGGAAAAGTATAATGAATATGCATTGAAGTGTCAGGGTGTTGTAGATGATTTGATATCTTCTTTGAATGGTGCTGAAGCAGATGGATATACTCTAGTTGGTTATGGCGCAGCAGCAAAGGGAATGACTTTGTTGAACTATGCTAAAATTCGTCTAGATTATATCATTGATGATAATCCACTAAAGCAGAATCGTTATACACCAGGAATGAGTATACCTATTGTGTCATCTGATATCTTGACAGAATTCGATGAAAATAAAAAGATCATCTTTATACCTCTTGCTTGGAATTTTTTCGATGAGATTAATAGTAAGATCAAGACAAAGCGAGATAACGAGAATGATCTATTCTTAAAATATTTTCCTAAAGTTGAGTATGTGAGAAATGACTAGATCAGATGATGAACAGATTTACTTTCTTGAAATGACAACTATATCACATGCACAGATTATTAGGAAGATTAGAAACGAATGTAAAGATTATATGACCAGAAGCTCTGAATACATAACAGAAGAGCAACAAGAAAAATGGTTCAATAATCTAGATGCAGATACTACCAAGGTATATCTAATGTATTCCTCATTTCATGGTGTAGTATTTGAGACACTAGGTTTTGGATACTGCAAAAATGATGATAATGAAACATATCTAACTGGCGGATTGAAAGAAGCTTACAGAGGTAAAGGTTATGGTAGAATGCTCTTTTCTCATCTATTAGAACAAGCTAAGACGTTCAATATGCCAGTTACTCTTGAAGTATTGAATACAAACACTAAGGCCGAAAACCTATACAAGAGTTTGGGCTTTGTAGAGATAAGTAGAAATGATAAAGTAACAAAAATGGAGTACAGAATATGATTCCACTGTTTAAAGTGAGAATGTCAAAGAAGGCACCGACTATAGTAAAAGAAGTATTGAATAGTGGCTTCATCGCACAAGGCCCTAAAGTTGAAGCTTTTGAAGATGCCTTAAAGATTGAGTTAAAGACAGATACCAGACCTGTAACAGTAAACTCTTGTACAACCGCAATCGATCTTTCGCTTGAACTTTGTGGTGTTGGTCCGGGCGATGAGGTAATTTCTACTCCTCAAACTTGCTTTGCATCTCAAATTGGCGCTATTCATCGTCATGCAAAGATCCGTTGGGCAGACATTGATCCTGTAACAGGTTTGATTGATCCAAACAGCGTGAAGAAACTTATCACTTCTAAGACTAAGGCAATCATTGCAGTAAATTGGGCCGGCCGTCTGTGCAACTATAAGAAGCTAAAATCATTTGGTGTTCCTGTTATTGAAGATGCAGCACACACTTGGGATTCTTTCTTCAAAAAGAGTACTGAGCGTGGCGATTACATTTGCTATTCTCTACAAGCTATAAAATTTTTAACTTCTGGTGATGGCGGCATTGTTATTTGCCCGAACGTAGAAAAGGAAAACGAAGCTCGTTTGTTGAGATGGTTTGGCTTTGATAGAACCAAAAACGAATCTTTCCGCTGCACACAGAATATTACAAAAGCAGGCTTCAAGTATCATATGAATGATATTGCTGCCGCTATTGGTATCAGTAATATTCCTGAAGCTAGAAAGTCTGTTCTCAAGTCACGCAAGAATTCGAGGTACTTGATTACAAACATCAAGAATGATAAAGTGATTTTGCCAAAGTTTGATTCAACAACTTCATTCTGGCTTTTCAGTATGCACATTAAGGAAGGTAAAAAAGATGATTTTGTGCAACATTTGACTCGCAATGGTATTGCTTCTAGTCCTGTTCATTTCCGAAATGATTTGTATGATATCACATCACCTTTTAAAGAAGGTGATCTACCTGGAGTCTCAAGCTTTACTGAAACGCAAATTTGTATTCCTAATGGTTGGTGGCTAACACAGACTGAGCTTGATCATATCGTAACTACAATTAATGGGTTCTAATGAAAACTATATTCATAGTGCCTTCATGCATCAACTCAAAGATTGGTGCTCTTGATTTTGAAACAAGGTATAGACTTTCGTTTGATACGTTCAATACCATTCGTAAGCAAGTAGAAAATGCAACGATCATATTCTGTGATAGTTCTATTGGTGGACTATCAGAAGAAAAGAAGAAAGAACTTACTTCTAATGTTGACTATTATCTTGACTACAGTGAAGATCCTATAGCACAAAAATTCAATGATCAAGGACTAAAAAGTTTTGGTGAGGTTTATCTTTTAAGAAATGGAATCGAATTTGCAAAAATGAAACTTGATCTGAAAGAACCAGGTAGAATGTTTAAGCTTGGCGCAAGATACTATCTACTTGATTCCTTTACTATGAGCGATTATAAAAATACTGAAGATAAGTTTGTGTTTAAAAAGAAAGTTGAAAGTTGGATGGACAAAAACATTAGCGACAAATACAATTCAGCATATATGTTACAAACACTTCTATACTCATGGAGCTTTTCTTTAACCGATGAGTATCTTCAGATATTGGATAATATAACAGACACAATGATGATGGGTTTTGATACCGAACATGCACACTTCTTAAATATTTCTAAGGAGAAGCTGTTAGAATATGATAATTTAAACGCAGCAGGAAATGTTGCTGGCTACACTAATGCTTATTATGTAGAACATTGACATGAATAATTCCATTTGTAGAAAGGTATGCGAATATGAAGACGATCAAAGAATATGCAGAGGATGCGGCCGCACGGCTGAGGAGATCACCGAATGGTTCTATGCCACCCAAGAACGGAAAGTTGAAATCACAAAAGCCGCAAGGAAACGTTCCAAAGATGCCAAAGAAGCCAACAGGCAGAGGAAGATGATTTCGCTTGACTTGACCTAGTTTCCGTAGTATAGTA